TGTTGCCGATATTCAGCATTTCCGCGTCGAAGTTCGCGGCATCGCTGGTCCACATCGCCAGCGGTCGCGCGGCGAGGAACACGCCGGTGAGCTTGGCCACTTCTCCCACCAGTTGCCCGCGCAACGCCTTGCGCTTTTCGAGCTGCGCGTAATTGGCGGCGAGCGCCGCCTTCTGTTTTTCGAACGTGACGGTTAGGCGCTCGCTGGCGCTGTTGAGGTCGCGCGTGTCGATGCCTGCGCGGCGCAGCGCTTCGCCTTCCTGCCGCAACTTGATGCGCTGCTCGCCGAGCGTCGCCGACAGCTTCACCGCCTTCGCCTGCGTGGTTTCCAGCTGCTTGGCGAGCTTGGGGCTACTGTCGCCCGCGGCCATGGCCTTGCGCAGCGCCATGACCTTTTGTTGCGTGGCGCCCAGCTTGACGCGGGTTTCGTCCAGCGCCGCGTCGGTGCGCTGGAAGGCCTGCACCTGGCTCAACTGGACGTGGGTTTCCTTGACCGCCTTGCCCAGCGCGCCCACACTTTTACCCGCCAGCCCGAACGTACCCTTGAAGGTCGAGCCGAGCGCGGCGCCGAGAATGACGGAAAGCGAGAGGTCAGTGGCCATGGGAATCCTTGGCGGTGTCTGGATTGCGGCGATGCTGCGCAACCATTGCCAGCGCCAGCGCGATGGCAAACGGCAAGGCCGCGAGTTGCGGCGGCTGCTGGCGCTTTCCGTGCCGCCGTGTTCGCCCTCTCCGCATCAACTGCTCGGCCATGTCGCGCGTCCTATTCCGGTTTCGCCGCGGCCAAGGCCTCCAGCCACGCGGTGAGTTCGGCATCTTCTAGATCCATGAGGTCCGCGAGTCCCCAACCGGTGTGACTGGCCAGCACCAGGCATCCGCGCCGGGCGCTGGCGGCGTTCATGACAAAAAAGCTTTGGCCTTGTTCTGCAGGGCCTTGTAGTCGGCGGCGTCCAGCTCCTCGATGACATCGGGCGCGACGCCGCACATCAACGCGAACTGGATGACTTCCTGCTCGCCGGCACTGCCGCCTTGCCGATCGGCCTGCAACAGATCCTTGACCTTCAGGCGACGGCCAAGCGTGAGCGCGGTGTAGTCGACGCCCTTGACCTTCACCGGATACTTCAGGGTGACGTAGTGGGCGTCGGCAGTGGTGACAGAGGCTTCGGCTTGCGTTTCGTTCACGGGTTCTCTCCGCAGTTCAGGTGGGGAAACGGGCCCGGCGAACCGGGCCTTGAGGTAGCGACGCGTGCGCGTCAGATGCCGAGTGCCTTGCGCTGCTCGGCCAGGCGATCGACGCCGTTGACGATTTCGACCATGTTGATCAGGTCGATCTCGATGAGCACGGCGCCGTTGATCGACAGCTTGAAATAACTGCACACGCTGGACACGGTGATCGCTGCGGTTTCGCCGGGCTTCCACTCGCCGTGATCGATTTCCTTGTGGCGGCCGCGCAGCACGATTTCCACGGCGTCCACGTCGCCCGAATCGTCGCGCTGCATGGCGCCGGTGAAGCGCAACAGGCAGGTGCCGGCGCCGGTGACGCCGTACTGGTTGAGCAGCGATTCGATCATGCCGCCGCAGGTCCACGCGCAATCGAGCGCGCCGTCGTCGAGGCCCAAGTCCACGTTCACGGCGCCGTGCATGCCGCCCGCGCGGTAGGCTTCCAGCTTGCGCGTGAGCTTGGGCATGGTGAACGACTGCACCACGCCCATGTAGTTGTTGCCATCGTTGAAGCAGTTGAGGTTCTTGAGCTTGCGGGGCAGTGCCATGGTGGAATTCCTCGAGGATCAGGGTGTGCAGTGCGATTGCGGCGCGCGCGCGACTACCGACCGCGTCAGGCGTTGACGCGGTCGGCGAAGTCGCCGAGATAGCTATCGGTGATGCGCTGGTTGAGCAGCAGGTTTTCCAGCGGCGGCACCGGCGTGTAGTCGTAGTCGATGTAGAGCTTGCCGGCCTTGAGCGTGTCGGCGGTGTTCTCGCTGCCATCGAACCATGCCTTGCCGTCGATGATGTAGCCGCCGGATTTCCACTCGCGCAGCTTGGCGTTGATGCCCTCGACGATGTCATTGACGATCGACGCGTACATGGGCTTGTCGACGGCCCACAGGTGCGCCAGGGCGATGCTGTCGGCCAGCACCTGCGCGGTGCGGGTGGCCGATTCGTACTGAAACAACGGATCGGCGCTGCAGGTGCGCGAACCCCAGAAACGAAAGCCCTGCTGGCCGATGAGGGTGGTGACGTTGCCCTCGTTCAGCAGGTCGGCGTCGGTGCCGGTCTGCTGCAGATCCCACTGCACGCCGCGGCTGATGCCGGTGACACCGGCGACCGGCACGTTGCTGATGGTTTTCTGCCAGCCCTGCGCTTCGTCGATGGCGGCACGCAGGCCGAGCGCGTAGGCCGGCGCCGGCACGGTGACGGTGGTGCTGGTGGTGGTGTCCCAGGCGAGGAAATCGGGCCAGATCACCATGAGTTCGCGTGCGGCGAAGCCGGCGGCATAGGCCGTGGCTTCGGCGACGGTGGTGGCACCGGCCGCGGTCACGTAGGCCATGGCGCGCAGCTTGGGCGCCAGCGCCGCCAAGGCGGTCGCCACTTCCAGCGTGTCGAGGCCCGGGCAGCCGAGGATGCGAGGCTTCACGCCCAGCACGCCTTCGGCCGAGAGCAGCGCCTGCATGCCGGTGAACTGGCCGTTGACGTCGGTGCCGCCGATCACGTTGGTGCTGGTGGCCGCGGCGTCCACGCCTGAGGCCACGCGCACCACCACGCACACCGGCTTGGATTGCTGCGCGATGGCGTTGAGCACGGTCTTGAGGGTGCCGGTGGTGCCGGCCTTGGCGATGGCCGCGGCGGGATCGGTGATCAGCACCGGCGTATCCAGCGGGAACGTCGCGGCATCGGCGTCGTCGGCCGTGGCCACGAAGCCGATCACGGCGGTGGAAACCGTGGTGATGGTGCGCGTGCCGGTGTTGATTTCGACGACGCGTACGCCGTGGTGGAAGTCGTCTGCCATGGGGGTGACCTCGATAACGCCGCTACGCGGCCTGCTGGGTGATGAGAGGGATGGAAAACTGCTGCAAGGTGTTGGGCGTCGCCACGTCGGTGCGCACGGCGTCCAGCGTCAGGGTGAATTCGCCGTCCGCGGGGCCGGCCAGGGCAACGCGCAGCACGCGGATGCGCGGCTCCCAGCGCATCAGCGCTTCCGCGACCGATGCGTACAGCCGTACCGCGGTGGCGCCGTTGAACGGCTGGTCGATCAACTGCATCAGCAGGCTGCCGTAGGTGCGGCGCATCACGCGCGAGCCCAACGGCGTCGTGAGGATGTCCGCGATCGACTGGCGCAGGTGCGCCAGGCCTTCCAGCGGCTTGCCGGTGCTGGCGTCGGTGCCGATCATTGCGGCGGACCCGATACGCTGCCGCCGGCGCTGACGCCGGTGTGCACATGGGTTTTCAGCTTGATGCCGCCGCCGACCACGTCGGTGTCGGCGGTGACGGTGGCATTGCAGTGCGCGTCGGCGTCCAGTTGCACCGTGTCGGTGACGTGCAGCTTGCCGGTGATGGTGACGTCGCCGGTGGCATGGATGCCGCCGGTGGCGGTGATGTCGGCGGTGGCGCCGTCGGGCAGCGTGGCCGTGAGCTTGTGCGCAACGGCGTCGTACTCGATCACGGCGCCATCGGCGTACGTCGTGTGGTCTAGCTTTTCGCGATCGGCCGGCGCCGGGTAGGCGTCGGAAAACACGCCGGTCAAGGCGAGGCCGCGCCGCGGATCACCACCGGGCGACACCAACAGCACCTGCTCGCCCACGGATGGCGGCGACCAGGTGCGCGCATCGCCGGCACGCCGGCCGAGCCACGGAATGGGTGCGGTCAACAGATCGCCGGATTTCACCGTGCAACGGCCGGCCTGCAGATCCACGCTGGCGATGGTGCCGAGCATGAGCAGGTTTTCGATGCGGCGATCGATGTCAGGCGCTTGCATGCCGCCATGCTGCGGGCATGCACGCGCGTGCGCAGCAGGGGCGATGTGTAGCGGCGCGCGCTACACATGCGGCGCGCTGGGCGCGACGCTGGCTATTGCGGGTTGGTGGACTGGATCTGGAAATTAATGGTGTTGGTGGACAACACCTTGCCGCTGGCATCGCGCAACTGCAATTTGCAGGATGCCGCCACTGCGTTGCCCGTCAACCCGGTCGTGCGATACCGGAACAGCATCAGGCCCGCGGTGATGGGCTGCCAGCTATTTTGCGTCGCAGTGTCGACCGTCGCCGCGGTCGGGTTGAACGTCACCTCGGAAAGGTAGAACTGCGTGGGCGCACCGAACGTGGTGAGCGTGCCCGTAAGCGGACCGCCTGTGACCGTGCCAGGACCGGAAATCGACCATGTCGTGGCGGACGTGAACGTGAACGTCAGGTTGGCTTGAAGGTTGTTTTGGTCCAGATACGTAAGCCCGTCGAAAGCGAGACCGTAACTGGCGCTGCCCTTCTTGGCCCACTTGTTGGACAGGTCCACGCTGTTCTCGGCGTAGCCGCAGTTCGGCCCCTTGGTGCCGTACTTGATGTCGGCGTATTTCAGCGGCACGCCGCCCTGCTTGTAGGTCGGCGCGGTGGGGCCGTCGCCCACGGTGTCGGGATCGAACAACGCGTCGAAGTCGACGTTGGCGGACTTGTACGTGCTCACGCCGGCGGCCAGCCTTCGTGGTGCCGCCCGGTCACGGTGCGCTCGAGCACGCGGAGGCGCTCGGAAAGTTCGGCGAGCGAACGCGCCAGCAGTTCCATGCGCGCTTCCGCGCGGTCGGCCCGCGCTGCCGCCCTATCGGCGCGGGCATTCGCGAGCGCGATGTATTGCCGCAACGCCTGCCCGATCACCGGGATGAACTGGTCATACTCGAAGGTCGACACCTGGCCTTCGCGATGGATCACCAGCAGCGGCGCGACCGGCTCCACGTCTTCCACGATCGAGCCGAAGCGCAGGCGATCGTCCTCGGTGATCGACTTGTCGTAGCGATACTCCACCCATGGAATTTGCAGGAATTCGGCTAAGCCGTAGCGGCACGGCGCGATGTCGTGCTTGACCGTGCGCGATAAGGCTGGGCTGTTGTAACTGGCCGCCGTAAGCCCGCCCGCAAATGCACCCGCGCCGTTGTAGTTGAATCCGCCTGTGCCGATATCGAGTTGACCCAGAGCCGTACCCCCATCGGAAGCGTAGGCTACCAACGACGCCTTCCCGGCGGTTGGGTTTAATGCCAGCAGCATTCGGCGAACGTGGTTATACAGATAGGTTGTGCGAATGTCGACCCCGGTGGAATCGAACGCGACCTGACCCGTAAACGTGCCTCCAACGACTGGCATGTACTGGGACAGGTTTGGTTGCCCGTTCAGATCGGCGTAGTTGCCGGTGGTGGCGACAGCGGCAAAGTTCGGCTTATTGCCCACTTCCGACCAATTGGGCCAGCGCGTGGTTTGCACGGGCGCGTTGAGGATGGTGGACCAGTCCTGCGAGTGCGGCGATGGCGGAAAGGTGGCCGGCTTGCCGGTGACTTCATCCCACGCAGCCCAGCGCGTGGTGTAAACCGGCGCGCCTGTGATATCCGCCCAGGCGTGCTGATGCGCGCTGGGCGGGAACGATGCGGGTACGCCGGTGAGATTGGCCCAGGCGCGATAGTAGGCGCCGTGCTGGCCGTCGAGCAGATCGGCATCCAGCCCATTGCCTGTGCCGGTGTCATACAGCGCCGCGCCCTTGATGGACAGCGCTGTGCGGAACACCAGCGCGGTGGCGGCGGTGAGCAGGGTCTTGACGAAGGCCGAGGGCGCGCCCGCGCCGAAGCGTGCATCCACCGCGCCCTTGTGCGTGGCGGGTGTCATGGCGCGCGTCGCATCCGTGCCGGTTTCGGCCTCGGCCTCGGTGGCCAGTTCCACGATGCCCTGCGTTTCCGTGGTGGCGCTGGCCAGCAGGAAATTGGTGTCGCCGAAGGCGAGTGCGGTGGCGTCGATGTCAGTGAAGATGGCGTCCAGCGCCAGCAGGAACATCGACTGCGCGGACTTTTCGCCGATGGGATCGGCCTGGCCGTAGCTCGCGAACAGCGTGCCGTCGTCCAGGTACATCGCGAAGCCGCGGCAACTGTAGACATCCGCGCTGTCGTCGCGGATGGTGACGTGGATGGTATCGGCCGCCACCGCGGCACCGGCGAAAGTGGCGAGGCGTTTCAACTCGCCCGGCAGCGCGGCGGTGTCGGCCGCGGCCACGAACGCCTGGTCGGTGACGCCGATCTGCGACACCAGCACCGGCGCGGTGCCGGTGTTCTGCGCGTTGACGATGGCGGCGCGGCCGGCGTCGGTGACCTTGAGGGTGAGTGAACTCATGGCAATCAGCTCGCGGTGAATTGCAGGCGGCGGTAGACGACGGCGCGCGCGACGGCGAATACGCCGATCTGGCAGGCCGCGTTGATGCCCTGCGTGAACGTGAAGTGGCTGCGCACGGGCTTGGTGCGCTCGACCTCGCCGATGACGTCGAGGAGATGGAGCTCAACCCGGTGATGGTGCGCGCCGCGGGCGCCGGCGCCGTGGGCCTCGACGCCCTGGTCAGGCTGCGCGCGGAGGGAGCCGGCCGCTCC